GTCCGATGGGTAGAACTCCACCTATGTTTGAAGAATACAGAAAAAGTCCGATACAAGAATCATTTGCAGATTTTTTAGCACGTATAGGTGCAAAACCAGATGGCACCCCTCCAACAATTTCAATTCCAGAAGATGTTTTTAGAAGAGAAAATAAAGGTCCAAATACTTTTGACCCACCCGTGCCTATCGCTGACCCAATAGTTGAGCCTCTGCCAACACCAGATCCAGTGGTTGATCCTGTAACTACACCACCTGCTTCTATGCCTGTTGGAGCTATTGATCCTGTACTACTTCAACAAGCTTCGTCCGAAACTATTACAGATCCACTTATAAGATCTTTATATTTTGGTACAGCAGACTCTCCTGGTTTCTTTCAACAATTACAACAAGCAGGTGCAAACCTTATAGGTAGTGATGTACCTCTACAACAAACAGCAGGACTTACACCATTAGAAGTTCTTGCAAGACAACAAGCTGTAGCAGGCATAGGTGGTTTTGAACCATTCTTACAGCAAAATAGAGAGTTGGTAAATCAAGCTATAGCTCAATCAAGAAGAGCAGAACAACTACAAGATCCATACTACACACAAGCAGAACAGATCTATCAAGACACTATGGGTGCTTATGATCCTAGTATGACACAACAGTTTTACAATCCTTTTGAGGACGCAGTGGTGCAACAAACCATTGATGATGTGTTAGAAGCAGGAGACAAACAAGATATAGCCTCAAGAGCTCGTGAGATAAGTGCTGGTGCATTTGGTGGTAGTAGAGCAAGACTTGGTGCAGAAGAACGAAGAGAGGCTTTAGGTGAGGGCTTAGCACAAGCGTTAGGTAGAATCAGACAACAAGGATTTAGTGAAGCACAAAGAACAGGTCTTGGAGAGTTTGCAAGACAACAAGCGGCAAAAAGAACTGGTGCACAAGGTTTGATAGGTATTGGCACAGGTCGAGGCAGTGCCGCAGGAAACTTAGCACAAAGATTAGCTGGGTTTGGTGGACAAATGACTGATTTAGGAGTAACACAAGAACAACTTAGATCTGGTCAAAGAGGTGAATTAGCAGGCTTTGGTGCGACAGGTAGAGGCATAGCTGAAACTGGATTGAGTAGAATATATCAACAACAACTAGGACAACAACAAAGACCGTTAGGTGTGTTAGGACAAATAGGCTCTATGTTACCTGGCTATCAACAAACTCAAACGCAAATTGATTCACAATACGGTATGCCAACAGATCCGACTGCTGCAGGACTAGGTGCTGCATTTAGTGCTTACGGTGCTTTAGCTCCTAGACCACAACAAGGAAGTAGTTAATGAACTTCATGAATCGTAAAATGTTTCAAGTCGGTGGAACTGTTACTTATGCAGATGGTAGAACTGATAACATAAGCATAGAAGATTTTACACAACAAATTAGTGCACTTTCAGATGCAGATTTATTCGCATTAAGAAATAGTGCCGATGCAGGTCAAATATTTATTAGCCCAGAATTAAAATCTATTTTAGATTCAGTTACTGATAGAAAAGCTATACCAGTAACACAAACCATAGGAAAACCAGCAAGTGTTTCTTCGTTAAGAGATGTAGGGAGAGTTGCAAAAGGTTTATATTTGCCAGCGATTAGTGGTTTGACAAGACAAATATTTTCGGAAGAACAATTAGAAAATATGCCTGCCGTAAGATCGATTGCAGAATATGATTCACCTTTTTATGGAAAGGGAGTTTCAGGATTCAAAGAAACAGCCGATAGAGGCGGTCGATCTGCTGAAGAACTATCATCAATATTACAACCTTCTGTGCAAGATTTTGAAGAAGAAGTAGCTGAAATCACAACACCAGTCGTTGAAACAGAAGACACATTAGACATAGACATACCTACAAGTATGACAGATGTAGAACCAAAAACTTTTACACCTGATATAGATGCTATGAGTGAAATGTCAACGACTTTAGGTACAAGATTTGAGCCTGGAAGCGTTGGTTTTGAAAGAGAACAAGGAAGAAGATTAGCTTTTGAACAAGACATGATAGGCAGAGATCAGTTTGGTAACATTATAGAAAGACCAGATGAAATACAGTTGCCACCTGATGTTAAAGATGAAATAGACAAAACTTTATTAGAAATAACACCTATTGAAAATTTAGTTGATGTCAATAAAACAGATGCACAATCAAAAGCTGAAAACTTGGTAAAGTTTGATCCACCAGAATTAAAACTTACAAAGGTTGATACCGAAGCACTGGAGGAAAGAAACATCGCAAAACCACCTCCTGTTGTAAAAGAAACTACTGGTATATTTGGTTCTGATAGATTTTTAGATTTTATTAGAAATGTTGGTGGTCAATTAGTTGCTACTGGTCAATTAGGTGAAGGATTAGCAGCTGGTGCAGCAAAAGCGTCTGAAGAAAGAGCAGCAAGAGATTTACTTGAAGAACAAGAAAAGAAAAAGTTTCAAAGAGAATTATTAATTGCAGGTATTAAAGCAGGTGATGTTGATAAATTAACAGCATCAGATTTTGATAAAATTAATAATAAAGAGATAGAAATGGAAGCAGACATCAAAGGCTTTGAAAAAAGCGGTGAAACACTTAAAAATCTTAATTATATAATTAAAACATTAGGAGAAGGTGGGGCTACAGGTTTACAAGGATTTTTTGGCGAAGCTACCGATATGATTGAAGCAGCCATACAAAGAAATGAAGGTAAACCATTTGAAAAATTAAGTCCAAGAACAAGAGCAAATGCTTTACTTAACGTTTTAAGACAAGCAAACGTTAGGGAAATATTAGGTGAGTCTGGAAAAACTATTTCTAATTTAGACAGACAAATAGTAGAAGAGGTTTTTGGTGATATTAAAATTACAACCCCGTTAGCAGTATCTATCCAAAAACTTAAAGATAGTAGAACTAGAATTATAGGTACGATGAACGAACAAAAAGGTAAAATTGCAAGCTATGAAAATTATTTCACAAATGTTGGATATGACTCACCAATATTAGCAAATCGTAAATCTGTAATTGATATTATAAAAGCTTTCACTCCAGACATGGCTTTAAATTTTATGCTGGATCCAAATGATTTTTCTAATCAAACTGGCATAACAGATATTACACTTCAAGAATAATGCCTAGATTTAGAGTAGCAATATCACAGGGAGTTGCACACATTGTTGATGCGGCTAATGAAGATGAAGCAAGAAAAAAAACAAGAGCTGAAATAGCTAAAGGTGCTGTATCACCATTTTATGATGAACTATTTTTTGATTATGAAACTGGTGTAGACATTAAAGAATTAAGACAAAAGCTAGGCAGAGCTGAAACACTTTCAGAAGAAAATGTAGTATTAGAGCAAATTTTAAACAAAGTACAAAAAAGCGAGTCAGCAACTGAACAAGAAGATATTATGGATAATGAAGTTGGTCCAGCAGGTTACGTAAGAAACACCAAGGGACAACTTGCTTTAACACCATATGGATTGGAATTGCTAGGACAAGAGGTTAAAACAAGAGAATTACAAGATGGCACTGTTATACCACTTAACACGATAATTGATGAAAATAGTTTTAATCTGAAGACTGGAGATTTAGCAGATCTATCTGGCATAGCAGGTCCAGTTTTAACTACAGTTGCTGCTTTTATGCCTCAAACAAGAATTTTAAAAGCATTTACCTCTTTATTTGGTGGTAGAAAACCAATAGCTAATACTTTTACTGCTGGAGTCGCGGGTGCGGCTGGTAAAGGTGCAGAGGAATATTTAGATACATTAGAGGGTTTTCAATTACAAGATCGTGATGATATAGAAGATTTACTTAAAGAAGAGTTTGTAATAGGGTCTGTTGGTCAAGGCTTGCTTGGTGAAGCGCCAGCTGCAATCTACAAAATGTTTTTAGGTAAAAGAGCACCAATAGAAAATCAAAGAATATTGTATCAACAAAGTAGAAATAGATTTTGGCCTGATGTAGCTAGATTAGATGAGAGTCTTGGTAGACCTGCGACTGAAAAAGAAATATTGAAAGCTATAAAAGATGGTAAAGTTAAAAAATTTGATTACGCTTACAATAAAGTAAGTGGTGCTATACCCTCTCAACAAGCTTTAGGAAAAATGCTGCCAGGGCGTGCACAACAATTTGCTGAATCTGCTATTGGTAATAATAGAGACAAAGTAAATATAAGAGCTCTTAAGCAAGATCTAAATTACTTACTAAGAGGAATAAAAGCAGAAAAAGATCAATTAAGTTCATACATATCAGAATCATCTAAAAAAGGTTTGGATGAATCTGTTAATCAATCATATCAACTATTAAGACAAAAAGAACAAGAGGTTACTGAAACACTTAAAGAACTACTACAAGATATTGGAGCTGATGTAATTGAGGCTGGTAATTATGGCACGATACCTAGTAGATTCGATTTTGGCATGGAATTAAAAAATACATTAGCCAGTGCTCGTCAAGCTGTAACAAGAGAAAGTGGCGAAAGATATAGAGAGCTAGATAAAACATTTCTTAATCTAACAAGCCCAGAAAATGTCACTATAAATAGATTTGGTGATCCAGAAATAGGTGCATTAAAAGATACATTAGGGCAAGAAAAAGCAAAAGCTATGACTGTGGCTCTTAATAAAATTGTGTTAAAACATGTTGAAGTTGCTGAAAGACTTATTAAAGATTACAAGGGTAAAAGTAATTTTTGGAAAATGAAAAGACCAGGAACAGAGGTTGGAGGTAGTGTAGTAGAGCAGTTAGACAGTGTAATCGGTGACATGAGATTAAGGGCTGAAGGAGCTATTGAAACAGGTGTTGGTGGTATAAATTTAAGACAAATTAGAAATGATATATCAGAGATAAGAGATTTTACTACAGAAGTGATAGAGGCATCTAAAGAAAGAGATTTGTTATTTCATGTTTTAAGCACTTTAGATGATACTAAATATGTGGCTGGTCGATCTCTAAATAATGGTGATAGTATTCTTACTGAAATAGAACAACATGGTATTAAAAATATTCAACAAGAATTACAAGCAAAAGGTTTTAGATTACAAGAGCCAGAGATTAAAGAATTACAACAATCTATTACAAATTTAAGAGATGCAAATAGACTACATTTTGAAAGAATGAAGCCATTTGACAATATTGAAATGGATAGGATTATTTCAAATGCAAAAAAAGGCTCTATTAATGCTGATAAAGTATATAAAGATGCCATTCTTAGTGGAAGCAATCAAGAGCTACAAAATATTTTTAAAGCTTTAGCCGAATATGATAATTACGTTAAATTAGACCCAAAGTATAGAAAAATTAAAGATGATGGTAGTGTTGATTTACACTTTTATGAAAACAGATTAAAAGCACAACTTAAACAAAGATTATTTAATGACGCTTTTCAAAATGCTACTAATGATGGTTTAACAGATATTAATTTTACTGAGTTTGCAAGACAGATGTTGAGGTTTGATAGAGAAAACCTAGGTAAATTTGATGAACTATTTAGAGATCCTTTAACAAAACAATCAAGTGGTAGGTTGGTGCTAGATACAATAAAACAAATAAACCAAATAAGTCCAAGATTAAAACCGTTAGCAATCAAAAACTTAGTTAATAAATTTACTGTTGAAAATGCAAGTAGAGGTCTAAATGCAAATGAGCAAGGCAAAAGATTTATAGCAGGATTAGAGCAGTTAGCAAAAGCCTCTGATGAAAAACTGAAATTTGAAGCTAACAGAGCTATTGCTAGATTACCTGATGCTGGTATTGAGGAAACAGTTAATAGCATATTTAGACCAGGTGCTTTTGCAAATATTAACACGGTGAAAGAAACAGTCAGCCCAGAAGTCTTTAACAGTATTCAACAAGCTAGCATGCAAAAACTGTTAGCCAAAGCCATTGATTTTAATGGTAAAGGTAAAATTAATGATGTATTCAAACATCAAAACTTAAAAACAGCTTTAGATACTTATGGTGATGAGACACTGGAAGCTATGTTTGGTAAAGAGATAACACAAGATTTACGTCAATTTCACAAACAAATTGATGCTTTTACGATTGGAGAAAAAGGCAGAAGTGGTGGTGCTGGTGGGTTAGTAGCGGCTGGTATTGCAGCAGCCATAGTATTTAATCCGCTTGCAAGTCTACCTTTATTAACAAGTTTAGCAATAGTTAGATCTTTGTTTTCTAACAGAGCTTTTGTAAGTTTAATGTCCAAAACTGATCCAGGTTCGGTATCACAAGCATTTAGATTAATGATAAATGCAGCTAGACAAGCTGGGTTAAGATATGTTGACGGTGAATTTATACCTTTTGCTTCGGAAACTGCTGGTCTAGTTGATAGAGGGTTTGAGGCTGGTGCGGAGGCTATAGGATTAACAGATGAAGATATAGATGCTGGTGTAGAAGAAAGCACTGGCATAATAGATAATATAAGACAAAGAATTATTGATGTTACAAAGCCTATCAATATACCACCTGCATTACCCCAAGTAGATACTACCCAAGCATCTGTAGATCCACTATCACCAGAACGTCTAGACTTTGCTGAACGTATTGCAGGAAGACCTGTAGTTTAAGTATCCTCAAAGAAAGTAGGATCAACAGCTACAAACCTTTTAGCTGGTCTGCCTTTACCACCTACCTTTATTTCTACTTCTTGTATTTCACCTGCGTTCATAAGCCTTTCTATAATCTCTTTGACTTCATAAGACTTCATACTACGAAAGAGCTCATGCCTATCCACTTCTCGTTTTGATATACCCTCGCCATTCCTGGATCTTATAAACGATAAAACCTGTTTGATCTTAGATTCCATAGCACTACTAGCAACCTTGTCCCTACAAGCTTCTATAAACAATAAATCGTAATATCTAATGAAATCTACCGCCCATTGTGTAATATCGCCTGTAATCGCTCTAGCGTCCGCATTTGAAGCCAGAGTACAAAGTAATGACAAACGCATAGCTTTTTCCTTAGAACGGCTTAGAAGA